TCAATACAGTAGATACCGGTAAAATGGATGCCGTATCTGCATCAATCCAGAAGATGTACAACACTATGTCTAAATGCCAGGGAAGCTTTGATACAAGTGGAATGCAGTCATATCTGAAGAACATGAGTAGTTCCATGGGTGATACGATGTCTGGAGTGAGCAGTTCTATTACTTCCGCGTCATCTGGAGCGACATCAGCCATGAGTGGACTGTTTGATGGATTGTCTAGCACCGTACAGACCAGAAGTACGTCCTTGAACGCATCGTTTAAGACACTTGGTAGTAGCATGATCAAATCCTTTGCATCAGCTATTACAGCAGGTAGAGGTTCAGTTGTCAGTGCTGCTTCGAATGTAGCATCAGCAGGTTTACCAGCGGCAAAAGCACATTACGGCGGATATTATTCAGCAGGCGTATATCTTTGTGCTGGTTTGGCAGGAGGTATTGGCGCCGGAGCATCCAGTGCAATCAATGCAGCGGCAAACGTTGCAGCACAGGCTTTAGCAGCAGCAAAAGCAAGACTTGGTATTCACTCGCCGTCACGAGAGTTTTATGCGGTAGGTGATTATGCTGTACAAGGTTTGACAAATGCCCTTTCTGACGGGCAGAAGTCGGCTCAGTCTGCAGGTTCGAATGTTGCAACTGCCTCTTTAGCAGGTTTACAGAATTCATTGAACATGATCTCTGCCCTTATGAACAGTGGTCTTGATACATCTCCAACGATTACTCCGGTGATTGACGATTCTCAGGTTCGGGCAGGCATCCAGCGTGTTAATACTATGATGACCAATCTCACCGTTGGACAGAACATGGCTATGGCTGGTGCATCGTTCGGAATAAATCAAAATGGAGATACTGCTGATGTGGTTTCAGCAATTAATGGTCTTCGTAAAGACATTCTTGAAAGACCACAGAACGTATACACAGTGAACGGTGTTACTTACGATGACGGCAGCACAACAGCAAACGCGGTTAAGACATTGGTAAGAGCAGTTAAGATGAATGGGAGGGCATAATGGGATATAGAACAGGAACTGATAAAACCGTATACAGCACATCAAAACCTGTTATATCGTTTACTCCAGGAAGTAATACGCAGGTTGTCGCTCAGTTCAACATGAACTTGAAGAAGCGTTCAAAAGCTGTTAAAGAGTATAAATTGCAATGGTTATATAAAGTAGGAAATCGAAAAATCGAAGGTTCCACTGACACCGTTCAAGCCGGTGCAAATGGAGCGTCAAATAGTACCGATGCTATATATAACATTATTTATAGTCCACCATCAGATGCTGTTGAAGTAGCGGTCAAAGTGACTGTTGTGGGAAAAACTTATAAATATTATAAGAAAAAAAAGACAACCAATGCCACTTATAAAGGTGGGACACAGATATCAAATTGGTTCAGTATCAACGCTAATAAAACTGCAGTTCCATCAGCACCATCAGCAACAATAAATGCTGTTGATAATCTGCAGTTGGATTTCGAAATAACTGACGATAATCTGAAGAATACCCATATTCAATTTCAGGTATGGGCTAATAATGGTTGGGAATATTTTGCATCAGGCTTGCTTCAGAAAACCAATATTAAGACAGTTAAAGCATCATGTAGAGTTAATCCTGGCAACACTTATAAAGTACGATGTCGAGGCTATAGTTCTACATACAATGCATACAGTGAGTGGTCTGGTTATTCATCTGACATTGTAACATATCCTCCAGCACCTACCGGAATCAACGCTGTAATTGTTGGTGTAGATGGAACCGATGTACGTGTTTCTTGGAACGCATCACCAACTGCAACCAGCTATGAGATTGCATATACAAATGATCCGTCATTATTCGGGCAATCGGATGGTGTATCAACTGTCTCAACGTCTGATAAGTCAACATCTTATACGTTCGCGAACAATTCAACTCTGGCTCTTGGTAAAACCTGGTATTTTCAAGTAAGAGCTAAGAACAGTGGAGGAGAGTCGCCATATTCCGGTTACACTGGACTTACAATCGGTAAGAAACCATCGGCACCGACCACATGGTCTTCAGCGACTAAAGTTGGTGTCGGTGAAACGCCGATCTTGTACTGGGTACATAATGCAACTGACGGCTCAAGTCAGACCTGGGCTCAGATTATGGTTACCGTGAATGGCTCATCGAAGACTCTCACATGGCAGAATACTCGTGTCGGAGACGAAAGAGATGCTACCGTTGAGTATAAATTGGACGTGTCTGATTATGCTGAGGGAAGCAAAATCTACTGGAAAGTTCGAACTAAAGGAGCAATGACTGCTGATCAGTACTGGAGTGACTGGTCTGAAGAAAGAACTATCGACATTTATCCCAAACCGACAATCAGTTTGGACGTCAACGGTACAAACGAGAACATCACATCATTTCCAATCAAAATGGGATATATAACTGGACCTGTTTCGCAGATTCCAGTGACATTTCATATACAAATCTTTGCTCAGGAGAATTACTGGTACGATACGTATGACAGTACAAGAGTGATGGTGTTCAAAGATGACGAGGTATTTTCCAAAGTCATTGATGTTAAAGATAAGACAGGCACGTTCGAAATTGTAGCTACAGATGTTCATCTTGAGAATGCTATACATTACAGTTTCAAATGCACAGTGTATATGGAATCTGGTTTATCAGCATCTTATTCAGTTACTCGTTGGGTTAACATGGATGATACAAATCTTAGTCCGCAGGTAATAATGAGTGATATTGATCCTGAAACCATGTCGATCGAGATTTGTCCGTATTGTGAAGATACGACGATAGAAATTCCAGAAGAGCCTGATGAAGATAGCGATGAGCTTGAGAACCCCCAGGTATATGGACTGGCGGAGAACGTTATATTGGATGTCTACCGTATCAATTACGATGGTACATTCACTAAGATCAATAAAACGCAAGTAGCGAACACCAGAACAACTTGGTTGCATGACCCTCATCCACCTCTGAATCAGGTACAGTATCGAATTGTAGCAACTTCAACAATTACTGGTGCATCTGTTTATAATGATACGGATGCCGAACCAGTTGGAACAGCATTAGCACCTGAACCTGTGCCGATCATCATTCAGTGGGGAGAGCAGTGGACTGACACCGAGTATCCGGACGAATCGTATGCTGGTGCAAGTGATATGGACAACGATCCTACATATCTCGGTAATATCTTAAAGCTTCCTTATAATATCGACATATCGGACAGCAACGACAAAGATGTTGAATGTATCAAATATGTTGGTAGACAGCATCCGGTTAGTTACTACGGTACGCAACTCGGTGTTACATCAACATGGAAAACCGATGTACCGAAGACTGATATGGATACGCTGAGTATGCTTAGAAGATTAAGCATTTACATGGGTGATTGCTATGTTCGAGAGCCTTCCGGAAGCGGATACTGGGCGAATGTAGCAGTATCATTCGAACAAACACATAACACATTAGTCATTCCGGTAACGCTGACACTTACTAGGGTAGAGGGGGATGTTTAATGCCAGATTGGACTAAATCTATGCAGAGGACCTATGAGTATTATCTTGTAGATCCTCTTTCTTGGTGCGACAAATCCAGGATAACATGCGTTAAGTCGAGTACAATCGAACGAGATAGCAGTGAAGCTACGACCGGGCATGCCACTTTGGAAGTCACTGAATCGCTTAATGAGTGTTATATCCGTATATACATGGTAGTAATTCAAAATGGAGTTACTGAGAAGTTTCCTTTAGCGACAGTACTCGCTCAAACGCCTGGAAATGACTTCGACGGTAAGATTGCAAGCATGTCTATAGAAGCTTATATGCCGTTGGTAGAGTTGAAAGAGACATTACCTCCATACGGATTTACTATCATGAAGAACGCTAATATTATGGAGAACGCTTGTAAGAACATTCAGGAACATATGAGGGCGCCGTTAATCGTGACGGAGAGCAATAAGACCCTTGTTGAGAATTTTGTATCAAATACGGACGATACATGGTTGACGTTCAGTTCTGATCTGATAGCTAAGGCTGATTTCAGTTTTTCTACTGATGAGATGGGAACTGTTACGTTCTCGCCAAAGCGAGAATTAGAGGCAATACAGCCAGTCGTTACTTTTGGAGATGATGAGCATTCAATTCTTCAGCCTAGTATCAGCACGGAATACGATTTGTATGGGGTTCCAAATGTGGTAGAGGTTATTTATTCGGGCGACAATCAATTCTTCAAGTCTCGAATAGAGAATAGCGATCCGACAAGCATAACTTCAACTGTAAATAGAGGGAGAGAGATTTTATATAGAGACACCAATCCAAACATCACTGGAACGGTGTCTCAATCTATCTTAGATACTTATGCAAAGAATCTATTGAAGGCTAAATCGACTTTGGAATACAAAGTTACATTTAAGCATGCTTATTATCCAGTTCGAGTCGGTGATTGTATTCGATTGAATTACGAAAGAGCTGGATTGGAAAACGTGAAAGTAAGAATAACAAGTCAGTCTATACCATGTGATGCTGCATGTCAGGTTGAAGAGACTGGTGTGTTCACAAAACAGTTATGGGGTGATTTATAATGAGTCTTGATAAGAAAGTTATAAAAGACTTCGTTGCTGCTGTAAATAAGAAAGAGGAGACGAAAACTCCTACTATTTTAACCGGTACCGTTCATAGAGAGGGCGGTACCGTTTCTGTTAAGATTGACGGAAGTGAAAGCTTGACTCCCGTCTCTACAGTTATAAATGTTGAAGATGGCGAGAGAGTTACTGTGATCATTGAGAATCATAAAGCAATGATTACGGGTAATTTATCTTCACCGGCAGCAAGAGGCAATGAAGTTGAAGATTTGAAAGTTGTTGTGGGTGATAAAGTAAGTACTGCAGAGCTCGATGCCATTACTGCAAAAGTCGGAAAGATTGACGGTGATGTGGCTAATTTCAAAGAGACGACCACTGAAAAGTTAACAGCACAGGACGCCAATATTAAGAAAATTGATGGCGACGTAGCAAACTTTAAAGAGACAACAACCGAGAAATTAAGTGCTAACGAAGCCAATATTAAGAAAATTGATGGTGACGTAGCTTCATTTAAGGAAACAACCACTGAGAAATTAAATGCGAATTCTGCAGCAATCGGTAATCTGGATTCTACATTTGCCAACTTCAAGGATGCTACAGCTGATAAGTTCAAAGCTAATGATGCAGATATTGATAAACTTAAAACTGGAAAACTCTCAGCCGAAGATGCTGATTTAAAATATGCCAATATTGATTTCTCCAATATTGGAAAGACTGCCATGGAGTACTTCTATGCACAGTCTGGTTTGGTCAAGGACGTTAAAATCGGAGATGCCACAATCACCGGTGAGTTGGTTGGTGTAACTATCAAGGGTGATTTATTAGAAGGAAATACCGTTGTTGCAGATAAGTTGGTAATTAAGGGTTCAGACGGTCTTTATTACAAACTGAATACGGATGGTATGGCGGTCGAAAAAGAGCAGACCGACTATAACAGTTTGAATGGTCAGGTTATCCGGGCGAAGTCCATTACAGCCACAAAGATTGATGTGGAAGACCTTGTAGCGTTTGGAGCTACGATTGGTGGATTCAAAATAAGCCAGAATTCCATCTATTCCGGAGTTAAAGAAACTGTCGGAAATACTACCCGTGGCATCTACATGGACAATGATGGACAGTTTGTATTCGGGGATGCCAATCAGTATGTGAAATTCTACAGAGTTAGCGAAGGTAAGTATAAACTTGCGATTGCGGTAGAGGATTTATATATTGGCTCAGCAAATGTGGCTGATGCGATTAGTGATGCTAAGAATACGGCTGATAATGCTGCCGGTGTTGCAGCCAGTGCCAAATTAACTGCGGAGAGTGCTAATAATAATGTTACAGCATTAACCAAACGAGTCACAGAAGCAGAGACTTCTATAAAAAAGAACAATGAAGAAATTGCTCTTAGGGCAAAGAAGACAGAAGTTACTGAGGCCATTGATAACATAGATATTGGTGGTAGGAATCTCATTCGAAGTACGAATCAAGGGATTACCGGATGGGGTTGGGAAATGGAAACTGGTGGATTTACAGGTGAATCAATTACGGAAGATGATATTAATACTGCAAAAATGACACGCGATAGTGTTGCACAAAGTGGGTGGTCGTATATTACCAATAAAAACATATTACTCAATAAACTGAAACCTGCTACTAAGTATGTACTCTCAGTGGAAATAAAATCGAATGTTGATACCAGGTTTGACGTTAGTATATTAAGAGGAGATTCTAGCGGATCTTTATCGGGATTTGTATATTTGGGAGATATAACTAAAGGAAAGTGGAATAAAATTTCTTGCATTATCGAAACCTTAAGTGATTGGTCCGATGTAGGTGGTCAATGTATATATATTAATGGGATGGATTCTTCTCCCGGTGTATGGTATCAATTCCGAAATTTAAAACTCGAACGCGGCAACAAACCCACTGACTGGACACCAGCTCCGGAAGACTATTACACAAAGACAGAGACAGATGCTTCTATTGAAGTTCTGTCAGATAAAATCACTCAACAGGTATTTACTACAGATGAACTTGGAAAAAGAATGTCCAAAGTAGAACAGGATTCTAGCAGTTGGAGTGTTACTCTTGAAACAGCCAACGCCGCTAAGAGTGCTGCGGATAGTGCCAATAAAAATGCTTCTAATGCAGTGAGTACAGCTAACAATGCCGCCAAAACAGCCACCAACTACATGAAGTTCGATATTTCTGGTCTGACTGTTGGTGATCTTACGGGAAATACCCTTGAACGAAATATCAATATTGATAGTAGTTCGGTAAATATCCGGAACGGGACTAATGTTTTGGCAAGCTTTGCAGAGAGTTTGATTGAGATTGGCAAGAATACAAATACTGCCACAATAAGTTTCCTTAATGGAATCGTGAAACTTATTGGACAGAAACAAACAATTGAAGGGACGACTTTCTATGATGCTCATTTGTTATCGACTAACATGATGACTCTTGGAACCGGCAGTACTGATCCGAGCAGTGATAAAGTCAATGCATTAATAAGTTTGAACGGGATGTCTGGGGAACGTGAAGTGTTAGCAAGCGTAACTGATACTCAAGGTCATTCAACATTAACCGTTCTCGATTCATCGGCAAGTCTATACAGTGATGGTGATGCAGGATATTCTTCAGTTAATGTTATTGCAAACAAAAGTACTTCGCAAGTAGAGATGCATGCCAATGGCTCGAATGGAAATAGAGCCCTAATCAATTATTCGCATGCCATTCAATACTACAATAATTCAACGCTTCTTGCTGCGTATAATGGTCAGACTCCATGCCTTTGGGATGGTTATATTTGGATGCGCGCTGATCAGACAGCAACATTAAGTGCTCCGATAAGTCAGCAGCCTCACGGGATAATAGTTATTTTTGCGTTATACGATCCAACAACTGATGGGGTGACTAACGTAATGACGAATCCTTACTTTGTTCCTAAAACAGCGATAAACTATGACTATGTATTTACTATGTTTTGGGAGTCAGGATGGAAGGCAGGCGTGAAAAGAGTTTCTGTGCAAGATACTCAAATAGTTGGTAATGCTCAGAACGATGCAGCTACATTTAAGGCTAGTAGCGGAATTACATTAGATGAACGGTGGTTTGTACTACGTCGTGTCTACGGAATTTAGGAGGTTTCAAAATGGCATTAAAGAAAACTGTTACAGCAAAGAATGGTATTGTCACTGAGTACCATAGAATAGCAATGATTTCAGTGGAAGTTAATCAGCAGAATACTATTTTGTTATATTCGTATTTATCCGAAGATGGTCGGCAGGTTGAGAAGGATTACGCTGCTGGAAAGTATAATGATATGGATTCGGGATTGGTTCCGTTTCCATATTACGACGCACAGTATCTTCATCCTGATTATGACGGTATTATGACAGTAGAAAAAGCATACGAATATCTCAAGTCCCTTCCGGAGTTCGAAGGGGCTGAAGATGTATAACTAACGAATCAAAAACTTAATGGCTCTATATTTTGTTGAACTAAATAATATCCCCAATATTGTGTTGTATAGACATCATATAGAGCTATTGAGATTTGATAATAAACTACATAGGAGGTACATTGCGTGGAACCCTGGATACAGACAATCATCACGATTACGTGTACATTGCTTGCTTCATCTGGATTCTGGGCTTATATCCAAAAAAGAGGAGACGCCAGTAATGCTGAAAAAAGACTTCTTATTGGATTAGCTCATGATCGAATCATTTGGCTAGGAATGCAATATATTGAAAGAGGATGGATTACTCAGGACGAGTATGAGAATCTTCATGATTATTTATACATTCCTTATTCAGAAGCAGGCGGTAATGGATCAGCTGCAAAAGTGATGAAAGATGTTGACAATTTACCGGTTCATAAGACAGGATACAAATCAAAGGAGAGATGACTTATGTTGATTTCAAACAAGACCTATGATATTCTTAAATGGATTGCACAGATCCTTCTTCCGGCATTTGGAACATTATATGCTGCACTCGTTCCGATGTGGGGATTACCGTATGGTGATCAGGTTGTTGGAACTATTCTTGCAGTAGATACTTTCCTTGGCGCTTTACTTGGAATTAGCTCTAAGAAGTATAACGCAGCAACTGGCAGTGAAGAGAATTAGAATACTAATAGATTGATAGTACATTATTACCTTAAAATCCTTGAAATTACCGGTCCATCTGTTTTGGTACAGGAAGCTGCAGATGCTGGCAAGTTCTAATTAATCCAGTAAAATCAAGGATTTAAGGTGATGTACGATGCGGCTGAAATCGTAAGAAAGTAAGCCGCTAGTACATTATTAATACATTATTTGTATACTCATATTAGTACACTTGATACAAACTATCTTATTTTTTCGATTTCAGTTTGAAGCCAGCTGAACTCACGCTTAGTATATACTTTTTCGGTTATATCATTAATAGAATGACCGACCATATATTTAATAGCATATTCGTCAACTTTATATTTCTTGGCTTCAGTTATAAAATGTTCACGACCGTCATGCGGTCTATGACTTGGGTTTAAATCCAATGCTCTTATTAAGTTTTTAAATCGTGTTTTATATTTATCATATGTCAATCTGTAATCATTTTTGATATAAGCAGGCTCACGACAATTGACTAAATATTCACTTCCTATGCATTTGGCTTCACTGTATAATCGTTGAACTAATGGACGAATTTTTGTGTGAATCGGAACTGGGCGATTAATACCGGCTTTAGTTTTCATACCACCGACAAAAATCCACTTCGTCAAATCTACATTTTCTATTTTGAGATTGAGAAGTTCTTGCGGTCTCCATCCTGAATAGCATTGAATTAAAAGTACGTCGGCATAGGGCATATCATAATTCTTCCATAATTTGCACATCTCTTGAACGCTAAACGGCATATGTTCGACTCTTTCGTTTTCTATCGCTTCTCGTATTTCTTTGGATATATTAAAAGAACGAGCATAATTCACCGTAACAATTTCATGTTCTAAAGCATAATCACCCATTAAATTAAATATTGATTTAATTCTATGTTTAGTAGTTGGTGACGGCTTACGGGTTTCTCCCTTATATTCGAAAGTACCTTCTTCCATGCATCCTTTAATATGCCTCGATCTAATATCTTTAAATCTCATATCGTATACAGATGAGCAGTAATGCCACGCTGCAGTTATCGATCGTCCGTATGATTCATTTTTGGTTTTCATAAACTCGGAAAACCATTTTTCATAGATTTCTTTAACTGTCAAATCTTCATCCAAATCATATGGATTCTTATTATATTCCACTAAAGCAGTATAAGCTTCATTATAAGTAGAGAAATAAGATACTGGTTTCAATGGTTTGCCAATAGGTTGACCGGTTGATGTTTTGCCAACTGTAACCATTGCTCGAAACGGTCTTCTTAAATTGCGATTCTTTATTTCCGTTATTCTTCCGAATCCGTTAGGTAGACGCCTCCTTTTTGCATTCTTTTTTGATGATTTTACTGTTTCTTCTACAACTGTTTTTATTGGGTATCCGCAATGCGGGCATGAAACAGCTTTGTCACTTACTTGTAGTTCACATTCTGGACATAGTATTAACATAATTACCAAACCTTTCCAGTTGATTTTTATGAACTTGCCGTATAAAGTTATATACCATAGGGTGTACTAACGAGTCAAGTAGTACATGTGCTGAAAAATTGGAGGTTTTAAATTATGAAATGTGAATGTGGCGGTGATATGAAACACCACGATAAGGCAGTTAGAATCGTTAGAGAGAAGGGCGGTGCAAAACATCGTATTTACATAGAACGAGTAAAATGCGAAAAATGCGGAAAGATTAGAAGGATTTTTCCAGAAAATATTTTACCGCACAAGCAGTATGACAAAGAAATTGTTGATGGTGTTAAAGAAGGGCTGATCGATAGCGATACTCTTGGATTTGAAGACTATCCTTGCGAATTGACTATGAAGCATTGGAGAGAAGAGTTTGCTATGGAATTCTGTCCGCATATTTTACAAGCTCCTATATGGAATGCATATGAAAGGAGATGGTTGTAATGGAACAAATTGAGTTTGGTAAGGGTGGCGTTCCGGTAAGAATCGTGGCTGAAATATATGGAAAAGATCCTTCTTGGATAAGAGCTGGTCTTATAACCGGATATTTACCAATAGGGAACGCAACAAGAAACGGTCAGGTGATAACGTCAATTGACCAAATGAACAGTAAGTTCGGCAGAATAAATTATTATATTTCACCGAAAAAACTGTACGATGAAACAGGTTATATTTGGAAAGGGAGAAAGTAATCATGAGAACAACTGTATCGAAGAAAAACAAATATTGGATTAGCAGACACAGATATTTGGAACTTTCACATTTCTGTGCTCAGTATAATGAATGGGTTAAAATTCGAAAAGATTTGGAAGGACTTCAGAGAGCTGTAGTGGCTACATATTCAGTTCCGAACAAAACTGATGTTTCTGATCCAACTGCAACTACTGCCGAGAAGATTCTGTTCTATAGTGAGCGAATTGACATGGTGAATAATGCAGCAAAAGAAGCTGATCCGATACTTGCTAAATACATAGTAAAGTGTGCAACGAATGGATATTCATACGACAAATTAAGAGCTAAAGAGAAAATACCGTGTTGCAGGCAGGTATTTTACGAGGTGTATAGATGCTTCTTCTGGCATTTGAGTAATGCGCGAAAATAGCATATGCTTTTATGCAAATAAACGAAAGGAGAACATTTATTATGGATTATGGTATGTTATTGGAAGATGTCAAAGAAGTGTCCAAAGATGCCTTGAAAGAAGTTTCTTTCAGAATCAATGAAGCATTTATACAGTATGTTAAAGAACTCGACATTGATTATGAAATCAAGAAAGATCTTATCATCAAGTCTAAGGACAGAGCATTCTTTGACATGCTGCTGATTAATGCACTTAAAGATTAAGTGTTTACCAGCTTATTAAAACCGAGAGGGTATTCGCGAAAAACGAATGCTCTCTTAGTTTTTGCAAAATTATTTATTGATAGAGTTGCCGATTATATTCGATATGTGTTCGTAGGATGCTCTACGATCAGCAAGTGCTTCATCAAGTGATTTGTCACCGTATACATCCTGCACTTGTTCAACGGTCCATACATCGCCGAACTCACCAGTGGTTTCGATAAATGTATCGATTTCAATCTTGTTCATACTAAATACCTCCTTCTGCTATGTGGAGATTCATTATACATCAAATCACATCTAAATACAATGCGCATATTTTACAAATCGCTTTATGAGAACAAACGATAAGGAGGTAATGAATATGTTATTATTTGGAGCATTAGTAGCAGCGTTGATACTTATAGGAATTATTGTAGCGGTTGTTGTAGGGACAGCTGGTATAGCATTCTTTGTAGTATTCGGCGATGTAATTGTATGCATCGCAATAATAGTATTCTTAGTCAAACTTATATTTGGCAGAAAGAAAAAGAAGTAAGACAGTATAAGAGACTTTGGGCGAGACTAGCCGGGTCTCTTAGCTTTTGTTTATGTGAAAGGAGAAATATCATGAGTAACAATATAGAAAAGAAAATTAATAGTATTAAAAGCGAAATTAAAAAACTTGAAAATGAGATTAAACAGCTAGAAAAAGAGAACGTAAATTTTTATGCTGTGATTATGCAGTCTGACGGTGTCAGTCGGGAATATTTTCAAATAGCTTCAGAAGCTATATCCGAAGCAGAGGTAAAGGAACTGGTACAAGACAATTATTGGCGTTATGCAGATGATTATAGTATTGGGTATGTTCCAGTATCAAAGGAAACTCACCAAAAAATTGGTGATTTGGTTCAACTTAAATTGCTACAGAAAAACATTGACAAATGTCGGAAACAAATAAATGGATTTTATAATTTAGATGGGATGGCTGTTTTTGAACAGCAGCTCGATAGAGCTATAAAATATTCAGAGCGCGTTATTGAGTTGTCGATTGTTAATGACGATATAGTATTCATTGATTTTGATGACTAGCCTGGTCTCTTAGCTTTCGCATATTTTACAGTTCCTTGTATGAAAGGAGTGATGTTTTATGAGTAAAAAATATACGCTAAAATGCACAAAAACCGGAAATGAATGGAAAAAAATCACATCTGGAATGGATTTCTTAATCGATAATAAGAAATACAGATTAGAATGGGAACTCGATTCATTTGTAAGTTATGTACGTGCTTGGTGGGGTATTATACGAAAGCATCCACATACATTTAGTATAAAAGATTAGAGCCTATCAAGGGCTCTTTTCTTTTGCTAAAACGTTTTTTATGCTATAATTATATTTCTATGATTTATGGGGGTGGTTAAAATGAATATACATGGAATAGAGTATGATTCAATGCTGAATGGTGATGGATTAAGAGCAATTATTTGGGTGTCTGGGTGCAATCATAAATGTCCTGGATGCCAGAATCCACAGACATGGGATTCGAATAGTGGAAGTCCCATTACTACAGATGATTTGAATCGCTTATTTAATTATTTGGATAAAGGTTATCCATCTGGTGTAACGTTCTCTGGCGGTGATCCATTATTTCCGGATAACCGTAGCACAGTATTATATTTGTGTAAATTGCTTAAAGAAAAGTATCCAAACAAGACAATCTGGATGTATACGGGATATTTATATGACGAAGTTAAAGATTTGGAAATTCTGAAATACGTAGATGTGCTGGTAGACGGACCATTTAAGAAGAATTTGGCAGATGTAAATTATCACTGGGCTGGGTCTACAAATCAGAGAGTAATCGATTTACATCACACAGTAACCCAAAACGTGTGATATTTTGTTATGGAAGAAAGGAGTAAAGTTGATGAGTTTATTATGGACTGCCGTAGTCTTATGTGTTGGTATGATATTTGGAATCTGGTTAACCAAGATCATATTGCCTACAGGAAAGTTACTTATTGATCGTACAAAAGATAATAAAAATGTAATGACATTTAGTCTTGGATCACTTGACCCAGATGAATTAGTGAAGCACAAAGTGATGCTGATTCGGATAAAAGAAGTCACGCAGAAATAGCATGTCCTTACATGAAAGGAGTGATACAGATGCATATTAATAGAGTTGATATATCATCGTATATACCAGATATTATTAGTCCAATAGGCATGTTAATGACAATTGGTTCTGTCGAACTGCATAAGAGATGCATGCATTGTATTGAATCAAATAACTTGTTGAAGATGCATTGCACTAAATCAAATAACTGGTTGAAGATGCATGGTTATCCAATGCGACGAAGAAAATCACTAAAATAAGGAGTCCTAAACAAGGGCTCTTTTCTTTTGCGCTTTTTAAACAATCCCTTATATGAAACAAATTTATATTTCAGCGAGAAAGGAGAAATTTTTATGAGTAACGAATTGTTGGATGCGGAGATTAAGAGGTTATTTAGAGAACTTGAATCCAAAACTCCGGGTAGTAAAGAGTATAATGACGTACAGGATTGCCTGAACATCTTATACAAATTGAAGTTGGAGGAAGACAAGAACCATGAAAATGCTGAAATTCAGCGTCAGAAAAATGAGGATGATAAAGAGTATCAGAATCGTGATATTGACATGAAAGAACAGCAGATTCAGGAGAACAAGGCTTTCAACTGGCTAAGGTTTGGAGTAGATGTGGCGGGCATTGCTTTACCATTGATATTCTGCAGAAAGACCTGGAGAGAAGGACTCAAGATTGAGAAATTGGATCAATTTATTGGATCTCCGTCAGCAAAAAATGCATTAAAATTCTTCACACCGTGGAGAAAAAAATAAGTTTCAAAGCGAGGGATCATGTATTATACATGGTCTCTTGATTTTTCTTCAATATTCAATTTCAATGTGATATACTACAAATATCTATATGAAGGAGGAATGCAATTATGAGTAAACAGTACTGCCCTGAGTGTCACATTGAAATTGATTATAAAGCTAAAGATGAGTATTGGATATGCCCGGAATGCGGTCATACTACTGATTTGGATGACGTGAAACTGGGTATTGATTATCCAACATTGGAATCTACGTATGAGGATGAAGAAGAATCATATGATCCGGAAGCAAAGTATGAAGATGCATATAGAAGAAATGAGGAGTTTCCTGGAATCAATTATGATGATTTGTATGAAGAGGATTGAGCGTATGAAGAAACTTAAATTGTTATATATCAGTTTATTGTGTGCTTGTATGATTATCGGTGTTATACCAAGTGCGAATGTTCAAGCTGCTGATGATGGTACAGCTGTTATTTTAACACAAGAGTATTCTACTAAGGCTAGCGGAGTTGGTTCGTTGTTTTATGATGCCATAGCATTTGACATGGCCAATCTTAATCCTACTTATACGTATGATATTTATTATAAGAAATATGGCGCGAAAAAATATCGTTTTTACAAAAGCTATTCTGCAAAAGGCAATGAAGAAGATGCTTTTTGGGAAACATACATGGCCGTTTCTCAAATTAGATATCACAATGTTCATAGAATGTGGCTTACAAGAACCGCAGCAAATACCAAGTATTGTATTCGTGTAAAAACTAGGGAAACTGGCAGATGGTCTAAGACCGGAACATTTTGGTCGGCAGCTAAGAATCCTAAATACAAACGAAATGGCAGACGTTTGACATGGAGTAAAACAAAAGGAGCAGCTGGCTATATTGCAGAATCTCGTAAATACGTATGGTACGAATGGCATGACGGTGTACCTGTATATTACGGAAACTACAAATTTAATGATCAAGTTTTATCAGCTAATAAACGTTCAATACTTGCCCCAAACGGATATAGTGCACGAAGTGTATACGCCTACACTAAGCATGGCAAATATTATTATGTTGACGGATACGGCTGTTTTAAAAACAAGAAAGAACTGAAGATTGTTCCTGGTTTTCCAGAGGAAGCTTATAAACTTCGTAGACGAGTTGGATTGGATAATTTAATTTATTATTAATTCGCATCGATTACATCCCCTTATATGAAAAAACTTTATAAGGAGGATTATGAAATGAGCGAAAAACAGGTATCATTTGAAGATTTCCGTAAGGAGCAAAAGAAACGAGAACGTAAGGAGAAACTCTGTAACGGGGTGAAAAAATGTACAGATTGGATTCAGAACAATAAAGAAGTTGCAATTGGAATCGGAACGTTTGCTGTTGGTGCAGGTGGATCTATGATAAAAGGTCTGGCTAAGCGACAGAAAGTGAAAGAAGAGAAACAATTGAAAAATAACTATTGCTATGATCGGAGTCTCGGACATTATTGGAAACTCCGCAGAGAGCTGACGAACGAAGAGTGGATCGCAATCGATAAGCGGAAACGGAATGGTGAACGGTTAGGTGATATTTTAGCCGAATTAAAAGTATTGAAGTAATATTCATAAGAGCTTGTGCTTAATTGCATGGGCTCTTATTTTTGTTCTTTCGCAAAATTTACATGCTCCTATATAAAAAACTATATTTTAGGAGGATAAAATCATGAAAGGTTGGATTAACGGAGTAACATTATTTATGAGGTATTTTTCTTATATTTGTGTATGGTTTGCATTTGTAATGGCACTTATGTCATTTGATATACCAACACACGGCTTTGGCTGGGTGATGTATGTCATTGGTGTAGTGTGTATTTCATCATATATGACCATACGAGTTACAGCTGATGATGTAAGGCATGTGGAAACAAAGATTATCATGACCGAAGATAAGATGTTTCGAGAAAAGAATTACTACAAGAAGCTGGAAATCAGAGAAGAGATTATATTTCTGAGGAAGAAATTACAGAAGATGCAGTTTCTATTTAAAGAGGGCTAATCAAGCTCTCTTTTCTTTTATGAAAGGAGTCGTTTATGAAAAAACCAAACAAATTCTATGCAAGAGTAAAACGTGGAGCACCAGCTATATTTACGGTACTAAGTGTTGCTGGTGTGATTGCTACAGGTATTTTATCGGCAAGAGCAGCAAATAAGACCCGCAATACTGAAGAGTCCGAGAAATCAACAGTCAATAACTTCAAAGAAGGATGGAAGAATTATATTCCAGCTATTGCAGTTGGCGGAGTTACGATAGTTTGCTCCATTAGCTCCAACGTACTTAATCGACATCAGAAAGTAGCTCTTGTCAGTGCATATACATTGGCAAGTAAATCTTATGAGGACTATAAGCGCAAAACAAAAGAACTTTATGGTGAAGAAGCTCATCAGAAAATTATGGAATCATTAGCTGCAGAGAAAGCCGAAGATGTTTATATTTCGACAGCTGATTTTGCCGGTTCATCGTCTTTAGCATGGGACGATCGTTCAGTTGAAGAAAAGCGAACGTTTTATGATAGTTATTCCAGACGATATTTTGAAAGTACTGTATGCCAAGTACTTGAAGCAGAATATCACTTGAATCGTAACAGATGCCTTGGTATGGACGTAACCGTGAACGATTTCTACGAATTTTTAGGCATCAAACCTATAAAAGGTGGCGACAAAATTGGATGGTGGTGGTCGGATGAAATATATTGGATCGATTTTATCCATCATAGAACAGAACTGGAAGACGGGTTGGAAATATATTTGATTGAATTTGTATATCAGCCGGGCTTGGATAACGAAGAAGATTGTTGATATTCGCGAAAAATGCAAGCCGTTATATGAAGACGGTAGAAAGGAGATAACTTATGAACAAAAAAACTTTATTGGGAATCATTCCTATTGTTGTGTTTGCTGCGTTACAGACAGCAATCTCAGAACTCAGGATGGATTTATCAATTAAAGAGGTGGTCAAAGAAGAGATCGCCAATCAGAAGTCAGAAGAAACAGAAGGGGAGTAGCAACTCCTCTTCACTTTTATTTAAGGAGAGAAGATCATGTTTAAATCAAATCTGAACAATTTCATGAAAAACATTGGTGCAAAATTAGGAGCAAATGCACCAGGAATCACAATTGGATTAGGCACAGGAGCAATCATCGTATCTGCAGTTATGGTTGGGGTAGCAACGCCTAGAGCGATGGAGCTTATTGAGGATGCAAAAAAAGCTAAAGTCAAACGCTTAGAGAACGCTAGAAAGAAAGCTCCGGAAGATGCGGTTATCGATGAGGGCGAAGAACTCACAGTGGTAGAAATCATCAAAGCTGGATGGAAACCTTATATGCCGGCGATTATGACAGCAGCGGTGGGTATTGCTTGTATTGTTGGTGGTACAAGAGTTAATGCGAGACGAAATGCAGCATTATCAGCAGCATACACAGTTGTAGAGCAGACTCTTAACGATTATACAGCAAAGACAAAAGAAATCGTTGGTGATAAGAAAGAGAAAGAAATTCGTGATGCTATTGCTGCTGATGAAATTAAAAAGAATCCTTATGAAGGGTGTAACGTAGTGAAAATTCCAAAGTTTGGAAATACGCTGTGTTATGACGTGCGAGCCAATGATTATTTCATGGGCGATTACAACATGATTAAGAAGATTGAGAATGATCTTAATCGAAGATTATTCAGTGAAATGTTTATATCCTTGAATGATCTTAGAGATGAATTCGGTTTGTGTCATGATAAAGAACTTGGCGATGATATAGGTTGGAATGTTGATCGTCCTATCGAATTTACTATTACAACAATGCTGGCAGATAATAATGAACCGTGTCTGGTTGTTAATTATGTAATTGCACCGAGATATGATTACCGCAATTTGCACTGATGCGCATTTTTTACACAGTCTTATATGGAACAATAATAAAATTTTCAGGAGGAAAATGAGATGAACGAAAACGAAATTATGGAACAGACAAATGAAACTGTTAACGATGTAAATGAGGTTGAAGAAACCGGTAATGAAAGCGGCGGTATTGGCATTCTTGTTGTTGCTGGAGCGTTCGCGCTTGGCGGAGCAGCTGTAGTAGGAGCTAAGAAAGCATATCGCTGGTTTAAAGATCGGAAACACAAACCGGAAGTCGTTGATGGCGATGTTGAGTGTGTGAATGACGAAGAAGTTCAGGAAGAAAAATCCGAGAATAAGTAATTGTTCGATAAGGAGTGGTGTTATCAAGCACTGCTCCTTTTTCTTTTTATTAAGGAGGATATTTATGTACAAATATGTATATAGAGGACCAGTATATTCATTTGGTCGTATGATTACTGATTGCTGGGTTGGCGAGACGTATGCCGTAACCATGAAGAAAGCCAGGAGTAATTTGTTTCATCAATGTAAAAAAGCACTTGGAATGTCAGAAACAGCAGCAATCTGTTTACCAGGAACAATAAGAGAGGAAAAAGTAGAGTATGTCGGACAGAGAAGAAAAGAAACCGAGACTTGAGAAGATGGTCGATGCTTCTGAGTATAAGCAGAAAGACACTGCGATAAATAAGTTAATTAAGGCTTTCATTCCAGATAATATATATGATCTTAAAGATTATATTGTCAGTGAGATCGTGATTCCGACGATCAAAGATGGTCTTGATGATACATGGAACGCTGTATTCAGGGGTAGCGGACGTAAGAAATCATCCAGCAGACGTAGAAGAAGTTATTACGATGACGATGATGATATGCGCCCAGCTTACCGTAAATATTATGATGATCGCAGGAGATACGATAGATACGGTGATGATCGATACTATCAACCAGAACGTTCTGATTTCAAGAATGTGAAATTCAAGAGCCGTGGAGATGCTGAGCGAATCTTAACAAAGATGGAAGATATTATCTATAAGAATCGATTTGTGAGTTTGCTGGATTTTTATGATCTTACCGGGCAGCCTACCAGATCTACAGATGATAACTACGGATGGACCAATTTGGATAGGGCTAAAGTGGAACGTTTGAGATCCGATAATGGATATATTATTCGTTTCCCAAGTCCAATGCCGCTTGATCGTGAGTATGATTAATTTATATTTTGAAAAGGAGAACAAATCATGAAAAAATTTCAGTTACCAAAAATTACACTTAAAGGTAAAGCAAAAAGAATTGTAGTAAAGGCAAAAATCAAAAGCCCAACAATTATGATTGTGGCAGGAGTCGCCGGTGTTGTAGGCGGAACAATTATGGCGTGTAGAGCAACTATGAAACTCAAACCTATTCTGGATGAGGGAAAAGAAGCTACCAATGATATTCACGAGTATGCCAGCTCCGATGAAGCGAAAGAGAAAGGTTACACAGAAAAAGAAGAAACAAAAGCAGTAGTTGTTGAGAATCTGAAAACAGCTGGTAAAGTGGTAAAACTCTATGCCCCAGCAGTAGCAGTTGAAGCTGTGTCAATTGGATGCATCGTAGGAAGTCATAAGATTCTCACAAAGAGAAACGTTGGGCTGGCAGGGGCTTATGCTGCAGTACAGAAAGAATTCAAAGACTACAGAGATCGTGTCGTGGAAAGATTCGGTGAAGATCTGGACCGTGAGCTTAAGCACAATATCACCAGAACGGAATATAAAGAAAAAGAGACAGACGAAAACGGTAAGAATAAAACCGTAAAGAAATCCGTTGATGTTGTAGGTGACGGAACTGGATATTCCGGATATGCCAAATTCTTTGACGAAGCATCAAGAGAATTCACAGGTGACCCAGAACATGATAAATGGTTCCTGATGAGAGCAGAAGAACTGTTTAACAATAAACTTCGTACCGATGGATTTGTATTTATTAATGATATTTATGATTATCTTGATATTCCTCGTACGCAGCAGGGACAGACTGATGGTTGGGTTTATGACGCAGAACATCCAGATGCTTATCCGATTAGCTTTGATATTATGAATATTAATAAAGAAGCTAATAGAAGATTCGTAAACGGATATGAACCGGTCATCCTTCTTGACTTCAAGAATTGCCGTTATATTCTTGATCAGATTTGAATGATTGGACTTAATACAGTAGGAACTGGAACTATTCAAGATATTTTTGATTATCCTTGGCTTTATGGTATGAGTCAGGGATAGAAAGGAGCGTATATGACAGGACGAGATTTAATTGTTTATATCTTAACCAATCATCTGGAAAATGCCGAAATTCGAAATGGTAAATTAATGGTATCCGGTAATGATTTCATGAAAGACGAACAGGTAGCATCCATACTTGGTGTTGGAATGGCTACTATTAGAGTGTGGTACGAGAATGATTATTTCGAAGGGGCTTGCAGAGAAGAGGGAGTTATTTATATTCCTAAAGATGAAGTAATTCGAATATTGTCTGAAAAGTTTAAGGAAGCAGGGGTGAGAATATGAAAAGTATTATTTCTTATACATTTGCAGCACTCGCAGGTATTTGCTTTATTAAGGGATTAGCGTTGGTCAAATAGTAGGTATCGGATGGAGCGTCTTGAATATTTACTTTCAATAGTTCAATTTGCAACTGATACAAAAGAAAAACGCCATATTGTAGGAGGGATGCTGGTCAGTATCTCTCTTTTATTTGGCGGAATGGCATTCACCGTGATGACAATGAAAGATGAGGATGAGAACTATGAATAAAGCATTATGTTTTATATTTGGTGCTATAGCTGGCACGGCATTGGGCTATTATATCGCTCGACAGAGATGTGAAGAAGAAATTGAATCGGTCAAAGAGGCTTTCAGAGAAGATTCTGAGCGTGAAGAATCTAGCATTGACGAGAATCCAGACAGAGAGCCTATGGATTCTTCGGTACGTCCAGCAGTTAAAGAAGCCATTGACTACATGAATACAGTTCGTAAGGCTGAATATACTGCAGCACCAGATCCGACAGACGAAGATGAAGTCAGTGATATTCCGTATGAGATTACTCCAAATGAATTTGGTGATATCGAATACGAGGAAGTAGAGCTTGTTATGTTTGTTGACGATGTATTGGCTGATGGTGACACATACGAACGAGTTGAAGATGTTGATAATGTCGTGGGTGAGGATAATCTGCAGAAGTTTGGTCATTATGAAGAAGATCGTGTTTGTGTCCGCAATGACAGACTCAAATGTGATTATGAGATTATCAGAGATGAACGAACATATGAGCAGGCATATAAAACAATGTATCCTTATAAACCTTACGACGAAGATGTGGAGGATTAATGGACGTAAGGGAACAATATTTTAATTGGATGTATGACATGGTGTTCACTAAACGAGCACCATCATATGTCCGGTTATTAAGATACTTAAACAGTCAGGAATTTACTTACAACATTCGTCTTGATGGTAACAGAGCTGACGACGGTTTATATTTACGATATCGTTTTAAGCAAGAGAATCATCTAAGAGCTGTTGACGTAGATAGATGCTTGACTGGTAAATGTAGTGTACTTGAGATGATGGTGGCACTGTGTTTACGAATTGAAGAAGATATTATGGACGATCCGGTTAAAGGAAACAGAATTCACAAATGGTTTCATGTTATGCTCAAGAGTCTTGGATTACTAGATATGGATGATGCATATTTTGATGAACGGTACGCAGACAAAGTGATTACAAGATTCTTAAATCGAGAATATGAGCCTAATGGAGCTGGTGGATTATTCCGAATTAAGGATTGTCCGTATGATTTAAGAAGCGTTGAAATATGGTATCAGATGTGCTGGTATTTCGACAGTATTTTGTAAAGGAGTCATGAAAATGAAATGATAGATTTTATTAAAATTCATGTCGAAAAGCCAAAAAAGATAGGTGGTCCATCGATTGCATATCCCAAATTTCTGCTGAAGAAAAGTTCAGATCTTATGATTCAGGGTGGTGATTTTTACGCTATCTGGATTGAAGAAAAGGGTTTATGGTCAAAAGATGAACAGGATGCTATTGACATGATTGATAATGAGCTTCGAATGTTCGTCGAAGCAAATAAAGATAAGTATACGGAGCTTATACCTTTATATTTATGGGATTCAACATCAGGTATGATTGATCGATGGCATAAATATTGTCAAAAACAGTTGCGAGATAATTATCATGTACTTGATGAAAAGCTTATATTCTCGAATACTGTTACGACAAGAGAAGATTATGCCAGTAAAAAACTCAAGTATCCGTTAGAACCAGGAACTATAACTGCTTATGATGCTCTGATGTCTACTTTATATTCTCCGGAAGAAAGAGAGAAACTTGAGTGGGCTATCGGAGCTATTGTATCTGGCGATAGTAAAAAGATTCAGAAGTTTCTGGTTCTGTACGGATCTGCTGGAACTGGTAAATCAACAGTTCTGAATATTATCCAGAAGCTGTTTGAAGGGTATTGTTCATCGTTCGATGCAAAAGCCTTAGGTTCTGCAAATAGTTCATTTGCGTTGGAGCCGTTTAAAACAAATCCGCTTGTAGCAATTCAGCATGACGGTGATTTATCCAGAATTGAAGACAATACAAGGCTTAATAGTTTAGTTTCCCATGAAAAAATGCCGGTAAATGAGAAATTCAAATCCATGTATGAAATGAAATTCAATGCTTTTCTGTTCATGGGTACAAATAAACCAGTAAAGATTACCGATGCCAAATCAGGTCTTATAAGACGACTAATTGACGTAACGCCGTCAGGTAAAAAGTTGAGTTTCAGTGAGTATAACAAAGCAATGTCAAACATTGATTTTGAACTAGGAGCTATTGCCAGTCATTGTTTATCTGTTTACGAACATAACAAAACAATATACGACAATTATGCTCCGATTGCTATGATGGATGCCTCAAATGATTTCTACAATTTTATATCTGACATGTATTATGAGTTTAAGAAAGAAGACGGAACTACTCTGAAAGATGCATGGGATTTGTATAAGACTTATTGTGATGAAGCAAAAGTTAATTATCCTATGAGTAAGAGAGTATTCAAAGAGGAACTTAAGAACTATTTTCATGAATTTCATGAAAGATCTACAGATGGTGGTAGAATCAGAAACTTCTATAAAGGGTTTCTTGCCGATAAATTTGATATTCGTATTGAGAAGTCAACGGAAGAAAAAACAAACCTTATAGATTTCAGTTCTACAGAATCTATATTTGATAAGGTTGCTTCTGCTTATCCGGCTCAGTATGCCAATAGTGGAGGAACTCCGGTAAAGAGTTGGGATGAAATTACCACCAAACTATCTGACATTGACACATCTAAGCTTCACTATGTAAAAATCCCAGAGAATCACATTGTAATAGATTTTGATATTCCAGACGAAAACGGAGACAAAAGTTTTGAAAAGAATCTGGAAGCAGCGAGTAAATGGCCATCCACATATGCCGAACTTAGCAAATCTGGCGCAGGTATTCATTTGCATTATATTTACAATGGTGATGTTACAAAGTTAAACCGTTTATATTCTGAACATATTGAAGTGAAGGTGTTCACGGGAAAGAGTTCTCTCAGACGAATGCTTACAAAGTGTAACGATATTCCGATTGCTACAATCAGTTCTGGTCTTCCTTTAAAGAAGGAGAAAAATATGGTAAACATGAACATTGTAACCACTGAGAAGGGGTTACGTACAACAATCAAAAAGAATCTTTGTAAAGAGATACATCCAGCAACCAAACCGAGTATCGATCATATTTACAAGATTCTTGAGGATGCGTGGAACAGTGGTGTTCATTATGATGTATCAGATATGTATCCGAAGATCATGGCATTTGCTATGAATAGCTCTCATCAGGCTGAGTACTGTATGAGCAAAGTTGACGATATGCATTTTAAATCAAAAGATGTAGATGTAGAACCAGCAGTCAGTAACGATGACAGGCTGGTTTTTTACGATGTTGAAGTATTTCCAAACTTGTTTGTTGTCTGCTATAAATTTGATGGGGGAGAAGCGGTATATCGGTTGATTAATCCGACTCGTACAGACATTACAAGACTTTGCCAGTACAATCTGATTGGTTTTAACTGTCGAAGATATGATAATCATATTATGTATGCGTGGATGCAGGGATACACAAATCAGGAACTTTATATTCTTTCACAACGAATCATTAACAAAAATAAAAAAGATGAAGACCGTAGTTGTTTCTTCCGAGAAGCTTATAATATGTCATACACTGATATTTATGACTTTGCGTCTGCCGGAAATAAGATGTCCCTTAAGAAGCTTGAAATCGAGATGGGACATATTACGGAAGCAGAATTAATTAAGAAAGGCTATACAGAGTCGGAAATCAAGAGTATTAAAGCTGGAACGCATCATCAGGAACTGGGATTACCATGGGATCTGCCAGTACCAGAGAAACTTTGGGATAAGGTAGCCGAATATTGTTGTAACGACGTTGTGGCTACTGAAGCAGCATTCCATTATTTGAAGGCTGACTGGACAGCAAGACAGATTCTGGCAGATTTGGCAGGCATGACGGTCAATGATACTACGAACACGCTCACAACTAGAATTATATTTGGTGGTAACAAAACACCTCAGTCGGATTTCCATTGGAGAGATCTTGCTGAACCGGTTTTTGATATGGATGAAGAGATGCATGAGTTCTTATCTGAAGCTTGTCCGGTAATGATGTCTCAGACTCACGGAGAAGCAGGAAGTCTGTTACCATATTTTCCTGGATACAAATACGAATTCGGTAAGAATACTTATCGTGATGAGGACGTTGGTAAAGGTGGATACGTATATTCTGAACCTGGTATGTATATTCTGGTTGCATTGCTGGATATTGCTTCTATGCATCCGCATAGCACAATTGCTGAGTGCTTATTTGGCGTGATATATACACGAGCCTATCGTGAAATTGTAGAGGGTCGAGTAAACATCAAACATGAGGCATGGGAAGAAGTCAATCATATGCTGTGCGGCAAACTTACACCATTTATTCAGAGGGTTAAAGATGGCGAAATGTCATCTGACGATCTGGCAAACGCGTTGAAGACAGCTATTAACTCTGTGTATGGTCTTACATCAGCAGGATTTGAGAATCCGTTTAAAGATCCTCGTAATGAAAACAATATTGTTGCTCTTCGTGGAGCGTTATTTATGGTTGATTTAAAGCATGCTGTACAGGAAAGAGGATTTACAGTAGCTCACATTAAGACAGATTCCATTAAGATTCCGAATGCAACCCCCGAAATCATCAAATTTGCTATGGATTTTGCTCAGAAATACGGTTATACATTCGAACATGAGGCAACTTACGAAAAAATGTGCTTGGTGAATAAATCTACATACATTGCAAAATATGCTACACCGGAACAGTGTGAAGCTATGTATGGTTATATTCCGAAAGATAACAAGAAGCATCCGGGACAGTGGACTGCGACTGGTGATCAGTTTAAGGTTCCTTATGTGTTCAAGACATTGTTCAGTAAAGAAGCCATTGAATTTGAAGATCTTTGTGAGACATTTTCCGTTAAATCAGCTTTATATTTGGATATGAACGAGGATTTGGAGGATGTGTCTGGATTGGAGAAGGAACTGGATAAGCTTGAAAAGAAGATTAAGAAACTCCAGAAAGATAATCCGGGTCAGACCTATCCTGAAGAATGGGATACAGAGATCGATACACTTGATAAACAGATTTCAGACGGACATGCTTATATTTTCATTGGGAAAGTTGGTCAGTTCTGTCCTATTAAAGATGGTTGTCATGGTGGATTACTGATGAGAGAGCAGAACGGTACGTATTATGCAGCAACCGGTACCACTGGATATCGTTGGCTTGAATCGGAAATGGTGCGAGATATGCACAAGGAAGCAGATATCAATCGTGGATATTTCGACACACTTGTAACAGACGCAGTACATGATATTTCTGAGTACTGTGACTTTGAATGGTTTAGATCCGATGAGCCTGTACCGATTCCAAAGAAAATGCCAGAGTTTATGAACATCCCTGAAGATACTCCTGAAGAATTACCGTTCGCATAATTTACAGCTTGTTATATGAAGAAAACATTCAAAGGAGGATTTTTAAGATGAAGAAAACTTTTGGACAAATTTGTTATGTGGTTGGAGGAACTATAATAGTAACATTTTTGGCTGGTATGACATTCGGATTAACTTGTAGGCCAGATAGAGATGTGTATTTTTCATCAACCATTAATCATGAAGATAAAACTTCAAACAAAAAAGAAACCAAAGAATGATATTCAAAAGCGGAAAGGCTCAGTTTACACTGGGTCTTTTTGTTTTCTAAAATTATATTTTAAAGGAGATTAAAGAAATGCCAAACTTTACAGAACCAAACTACAACATTAAAAAAATCACAATCCGTGACGCACATATCCGATTCAGAAATTTCGGTGGTGGTAGATATGGACGAGAAATCACACTGAGAATCGATGATCCAGATATTGCACAGGAGATGGCAAATGACGGATGGCCGGTGAGAACCATTATTCCAGACGATCCAAATTACGATCCAATTTACCAGATGCGTGTGGCTATATCTTACCGTGATCGTGAGGGTCATCTGTTTGACGAGAATGATACACGTCTGCCTCATATTTATATGTGTACAAGAAAAAGACAGCATGAACTTAATGAAGACACAATTGCAAGACTGGATCGAGCCGAGCTGGATAAGGTGGATCTGACGGTCCGAGCAAGATGGTGGAAAGATGAAAATTCAGGAGAATGGCATATCAAAGCATTCTTAAGTCGTCTGTATGCAACGATTTGTGAGGATGATCTGGATGCAGAGTATGCTGAACAGGAGTATCCGGAGGAGTAAATGGCTTTTCTGTATGATGAACAAAAAGAAGCCGTTCAAAAAATGAAAAATGGATGTATTCTATGCGGTGGAGTTGGGTCTGGGAAATCTCGGACCTCACTCGCATATTATGTTATACAAAATGGCGGATCATTTGAACCGTTCAAACCTATGAAACCAAATGCAAAAAATCTTTACATTATCACGACTGCTTATAAAAGAGACACTTTAGAATGGGAAGGCGAATTATTACTTTTTGGTCTAAATAAGGATTACGATAAAAGTCTCAGTAAAGTACAAATTACAATAGACAGCTGGAATAATATAGGAAAATATAAAGCAATTGAAGGTGCTTTCTTTATATTTGACGAACAAAAGGTATCTGGTAAAGGGGCTTGGGTTAAATCGTTTTTACGGATTGCTGAATATAATGAATGGGTTCTATTATCTGCAACTCCTGGCGATAAATGGGACGATTATATTCCGGTATTCATTGCAAATGGCTTCTATAAAAACAGAACAGAATTTAATCAGCAACATTGTGTATTTGCAAGATTCTCTAAATATCCAAAAATCGAGCGGTGGCTTAATGTTGGTCGTTTAATCCGATTGAGGAACTCTATATTAATTGATATAGAAATTGTAAGACCAACGATACGACATGATGAAGACGTTTATGTTGAGTATAACAGAATCATCTATAAAGACATGATGAAGAATCGATGGGATATTTGGAAGAATGAACCTTTTCAGACAGCCGCTGAGCTGTGTTACGCATTAAGAAAGGTGGTGAATTCCGATGATAGTAGACTGGTAGCAACTATGGAACTATTTGAGAAGCATCCGAGAATGATTATATTCTACAATTTTGATTATGAATTGGAGCTTCTTAAATCACAGTATTACGGAGAGGATGTTGAAGTTGCAGAGTGGAATGGACACAAGCACCAACCAATACCGGAATGCGATTCATGGGTATATTTGGTGCAGTACACCGCCGGGGCTGAAGGATGGAATTGTATTAAAACTGATACGATCGTGTTCTACAGCCAAAATTACAGTTACAAGATTATGGAACAGGCGGCGGGGCGCATAGACAGATTGAATACTGGCTATAAGGATCTATATTATTATCACCTGAAAAGCAGGGCCAGTATCGATTTGGCTATAAATAGAGCTTTGGTGAGTAAAAAGAAATTTAATGAAGGAGCCTGGAGCAGAAAGAATAAAGCTATTTATATTCCTGCCAAACAGGCTGCTTAAGCAAATGGAGGAAATATTATGAGTGATGTTAATGATGCTACAAAGGAATTTACAAATGAGATTGGTACAGCAACAGAAATGCTGAAATATATTACCGAGAATACAAAGGAGTTAGGTCCACTTGAAATAGTTATGTTTGGCGCGGCACTGATCGAGTTCGGTAATAGAATCAGACCTATTTATCAGGAACTTAAAAAGAGAAACGGTGAAACCAGCACCACTATAATCAAATTTGAAAAATGATTCATCACGGTGATTATATTACGAAAGGAGAAAGGGTATGAGAGTACTAAGCAGAGAAGAAACCAAAGCTATGTTTAAACCGGAAAATATTATAGGGCGGTTGGTTAATGCAGGCGCTGGCTGGAATCGGTTGTACGATGTTCCACATCGTAAATTCTTACGTATGTATATTGTGTATCATTTAAACGTTAGTTCTATACGTCATGAATCAAAAATACTTGACACCATAGTAATAGATAATGATCTTATGCATCGCATGGGTATGACGGAAAATGATTTATATTCAGCTGCTGTAATTAATATTGGAAAACCATATATAGCTAATACGACAGAGTTCTTACAGTTAGATCCTGATGTTTATGATCCAATTGGCGACAATCTACTTATTATATCGAACACAAACCTTATATATGGAGCGTTTGTAATAACACAAGATACGGTATTAGCATCTGTCTCTAAACGAATCGGTGGTGATTTTGTCATATTACCTGGTAGTGTAAATGAGATGTATGCTGTAAAACTGTATCCAAATATGAACATGGACGAGATTCAGTCATGGGCTAATGAAGTCAGCCGTATAATAAAAGATGACACAGAATTCATAACCACCGACATTTATATTTATAGGAGTAAGAGTCATATTATTGAAAGCGTTCCAGGAGGTCAAGAATGGCAGTTATAAATGACACTATCGATCAGCTTTCCTATGAAATCGGAGAGGCTTCTGGTTATATCGACGGGAGCAAACTTGGTTACGAATACGGTTATCATGACTGCGTATTGGACTTGAAAAAGAGAAAAAATCAGATTCGTAGGAGAAAGGCTGAACGGTTGGCAGAGAGTTTATATTTTACGAAACAAAAGCTGTGGGGAGTGGCATTGCTACTCCTTACTTTTTTAGTAGCTGTTTGGTCTGGTGGAGATATGACGGCAGGAGTTCTCACAGTTCCAATGAGTTTAATACTTATATTTTCAAAGAGGAGGTGGTTGCTATGAGCATTATAAGCTGGCTTATATTTTGTGTGTTTGTGTTAATTATGGGTGTTATCGGCCTGACTCTTGGTATTATTGATGGTAGAGAAGAGCGTCGTAAGGAGGATGAGAAAGATGATTTGTCCTAGATGCGGTTATGGCAGAGCAGTCGTTAAAGATACCAGAGATGTTGATTCTGGAGAAGTAAAGCGTTTCCGGAAATGCGACAAGTGCGGGTATATCTTCCATACATATGAAATAACAGAAGACGAATATTTTGATTTGATACGCATACGGAGAAAATATTTGGAGGAAACGGGAAATGATTAAGATTATAAACAATATTTATAAAGAAAAATGTCAGAACTGTCCAAAGTGTTCGCCAGAATCAACCTGCACTAAATTTTACGGTGATAATAAGGTCGTAACAACTGTAATAAGCGTATGTTGTGCAAATTATGATATTTGTGATGAGATTGAACTGTATTTGGAAGGGAGAAATAGAAATGATTAAAATCATTAAACCTGGCACGTTAAGAGAAGTAACATGTAATAATTGTGGGGCTGTTTTACGTTATGATGCCACAGAAGATATGAAAACTGAGAATGTAAAATCTTTTCTTGCTAATTGTGTAGAAGCATATGAAAGACAACAGCATTATATTATTTGTCCACAGTGTAAAAATAAAATTGTTTTGAATGCTGTCAGATGAGGAGGAAGAGTTATGACTTTATATTTAGTTCATGGAAATACATATTATTACGGATACGGGCACTACGAAAATGTGTTTGGTATTTACACGGAAAAAGATGCAGCTGAAGCGGCTAAAGATCTTATAGTAGAAGAGCTTTATGCGAAAAATGTAAATGATAAACAAACAATCGTTGAAAAACCAGAAAATATTGATGTTGATATTCTGGAGATCGAGGCTAATAAACTCGTAGAAGTTGAATTGGGAGGATACGCATATTGAAAATCTATAGGGCTGAGTTTTGTTATAGAGATACATAGGAATATTATTTGAATGACATTTTGGGATATTTTTCTACACCAGAGAAAGCTTATGAGGCGGTTAATCATTATATCGAAAACGAAAAGAATGAATATGAAGAGGAATACCGTGAGGCATATGCTGATAATGGCATGAAATATTATAAAGGTTCTTATACAGACATTTTTGTATCAGAAATCGAATTAGATAAGGAGATTCGGAATGATTAAAATAGAAAATGTAGTTCTGGCGAGTCCAGAGCAGATGGAGTTTATTATTGAAGGTATGCGAAACCCTATGAACTCGTGGGAGAAGAGTGATAGTTATGCTGGTCATGAATATATGGGAACCGGAAATGAATATTTTAAACTTGGTGGCAACGACCACTCACTCATGCAGCGTCTCTCCAATGCAGGTACAGAGCATCGAAAGTACATGAGAATGATGCCGGTGTATGTGAGAATTACAGCGCCGTTGTATTGGTGGAAAGAATTTGATACTTATTCAGTTGGTGTAGCACCTAACCCGACTAATATTATCATGAATAGTTGTAGTACGATGCATAAGATTGCGGAGAAAGAATTTACGCTGGAGGATTTTAGTTGTGAACATCTTGGTATATTTATTCCGGCTGAAAAAAATGGTGGCGTTGAGGATTACAAGAATCTATGGATAGCGTCACTGGAGGAGACTATCGACTATTTGAATGTTGCTCGTACTTTTTACAACCGAGAAACTGATCCAAAACTTAAGAAAGATTACTGGTGGCAGATGATCCAGCTGCTTCCAAGCAGCTATAACCAGACTCGTAATGTTAAGCTGAATTATGAGGTGCTGGCGAATATTTACAGACAGCGGAAGAATCACAAGTTGGATGAGTGGCGAGAGTTTTGTAAATGGATTGAGAGTCTTCCGTATTCTGAATTGATTACTGGAAAAGGATATACCTACACTCTAAATGATTGTGTTCGTTGTGTCGAGTATAAAAAGAAACCGTACAATGCTGAGCCTCCGATTTGTCATTTATGTACAGTATATGATAAGCAGCATGGTATCGAATGCCAATTTGACGAAGACAAATCATTGACTGATGAAATGATTCAGGAGCGTATAAAGAATCGTAACGGCTCACCGGTTTATAATGAAACTGAGTTATATTGGAAGAGGAAACACTGATCATGATGCTTTACTAAAGAAAGCTATATTTGGAAGTCCTATGAGACAGGGAGGTAAATATGACATCTAATATTTTAATTACATTTCTTTTATCTTTGTTAACGTTATCCGGAATTAATACTTCAAACACAAGCCAGGCCATTACGGATACAACCGTAGTGAACGAATCTGCAGAGGTAGCAACTGGAGATACCGATTACGAAGAAGATGACGAAGTTAATGATGAAACCGATGATGAAATTGCCGATGAAGATTTGATGAGCATCGAAGAAAAATACGAACATAACAAACGCAATTATAGTGGGGATAGTGGGGATACTTTGGTCTGGTATGACGTCCCGTACTGTGATAATCATGACTTTGAAGTTCTTGGTGATGAAACCGAAACTATGTATATCTGCAAAAAATGTGGATATTCATATTCTGAATTCCATAAAAATGCTGAAAGTGAAGACAATACGGATTCCGATGAAGACGAAAACGGAAGTGACGAAGATGCAGATTCCGATGAAGACGAAAACGGAAGTAACGAAGAGCAGGAAAGTGATGACGAAGATACTTGCAACGAATAGTATATGTGGAGGTAAATATGGCGAAAATAGCTGATAGCAGTATGGACGGAGAATTAACGATTGAAGTCAAGGCGACATTAACTGTGGATGATGATACGTTTAATACTTGTGTAAATATTATGACGATCTATGCAAGAGAACACGGTATAAAAGGAATGACACTTGATTTTCGAAAAACAGCTCCTAGTCTGTTGGGAAGATTTCTCATGAGTGATGAAGCTGTGGAAGATATTCTTGGAGCCAAGACAAAATACAATAAGTAATAATGGGCTCTCTTCGGAGGGCCTTTTATATTTGGAGGACTAAGTTATGAGAATACGTACTGATAGTAAATATGATGGCGGAAATGTAACACAATTAAAAATCAGATTAAACACTACAGGTGAAACAATGAGAATGAACATTGTAAAGCCAAATGTTCCAGATTATACCATTGGAGAATTAAGCAGACCAAACAATGCGGAACTGATTTTTGATGACAGTAGAGATCTTGATACTTTTATAGATGCATTACTACAGCTTCAGAAATATCACAGGGAAAGTGTTGGTGAATGGAGGGTTGTGGAGTGAATGGCTTGGAAAATTTAACAGGTGCGTTGACGATACCTAAAATAAAAAATGGTTCTAAAGTATCTGTGGGAAAACTATATACTGTGACTTTTAACATCGATCATCATTTTAATTGGTTTCAGAAGAAAATGATTAAATGGTGTTTCGGGTTAACAGTGGAAGATTATACGGAGGAATAAGTTATGTTATATATTTGTGTGAGAACGTATGCAGATGGAAAATACATTAATATGGTACTTCCTAGGATATTCACAAACTATCATGAATGTATAGAGATGTGTATAGATCTTCAACAAAAACTTGATCAAGAAGAATCCGATGAACGTTGGATTCCTTTTCCATTGTATCAAGAAGATTGACACGCACATTTTACAACTCCTTATATGCAAGAAACAGATAAAAACAATCAAGGAGGAATTGTATTATGTTAAACGAAAAAATCAAAGAAAAGGCAAAGAATGGAGCTGAAAAGGTTAAAGATTTTTGGGATGATTACGGTTTAATCATTGGTTATTGTGCTGGTAGCATTAGGAAGACGTAAAAGTAAAAAATTTGAGATGGCATGGCGAGAAGCACAGAAACAAATGTTAGACGGTAATCGGAATTATGATTATGGACCGTATAAGCTTTGTAAATTCTTTGATCCGAACACTTTTAAAGAAATCGGGAAAGTAATGATGCATGAAACAAGTGTTGAAGCGTTTTTGGAGGCTAAGTAATTGCAAGATTGGGGCTTGTGTTTAACACAGGCTCTTTTCTTTTTATTATTATGTTTATTTCAGGAGGTATGAGATGGTAGTTGATAGCGATTTAAGAGAAGTAAACTTTGAGAAGTATTGTATTATTTGTAAACATGCGGATTGTCCAGAGCACGAAGATCCTTGTTTTGAGTGTTTAGATAATCCACTTAATTATTGTACAGAGAAACCTGTAAAGTGGGAGGAGAAAGAATGAAACCTAAGCATACATGGAATAGGAAACGTAATGGGACATATAGCAATTTAAGGTATTATCGGAACTTGAAAAAGAGGCTCGGTCGCTTGTATGTTAGGCGGGACGGTTCCATACGTATTATCGTTAATAACCGTAAGAAAATGGCAGGAAAGCCTATGAGACGCACACGACAAATAAAAATAGCGAAGAAGAGATATTTAGATTATCTTGTGAAACAGTATTTTGGAGGTAGCAGTAGTGAGTCATGATATGAAGAAGAGCTCGTCTGAAAAGCGGGCCGAACGAGAACAGGTACTGCATGATAAACAGTGCCGATATTCTCGTATGGAAAGAGATGGAAGACGTGAAGTAGCGGAGAAACATTTTAAGCATAAACCATATGGGAGGATGGAGTAAATAATGAGTATGTTAGAATGGGCTAAAAATGAGATTGCTATTGCAAGTAAGAGAGAAAGGGGAGACAAGCCAGAGGATGAGTGGGATTACGGCTGTGCTTGTTATGATAGTGCTCTCAGAGCTTTTGAAAGTCTATTAGGTGACGGACATAGTGGGATGAGTATTGGATTTACAAAAGATATTCTCAATCGTCTGATTGATGGAAAACCGCTTACTCCTATAGAAGATACAGAAGATACATGGGAATACATATACAATAATGCAGACGACAGTAAGGTTTATCGGTGTAAGAGAATGAGTAGTTTGCATAAAAAGATTGCTCAAGATGGAATAGTAACTTACAGTGATGTAGATAGATATTACTGTACGTCTAATTCGAACCCTCATCTTAGCTGGCATAACGGTTTCATAGCAAGTATTTATAATGAGATGTATCCACTCACTTTTCCATACATGCCGAGTAGCATACCAGACGTTATTGTATGTGATGAACTTCTGACGGACCGAAAAAATGGGGATTATGATACGATTGCTATATTATATATCATAAGAGCAAACGGGGAAAAGGTGGAGATAAACCGATATTTTAAAGAGAGTGAAATATCGTTTACTGAGATCTCGTCAGAAGAATATAAGGAGAGACAGCGATTGCATGAAAATCGTATAAAGGCTGAAGGAGAAACAGATATATGAGCAGATTAGGAACAGAGTTGCCGAAGGAGTATTCGGACAGATTTGATGAATTACGGCAGAATCGTGTAGAGGTTAGCTACTATAAATATGGTACAGCATCTGACAACTTTGGGATGAAATTGGTTAATGCACTGGAAAGTCATGATATGTGTGTTAAGAAGTATTTGAAGACAGGTAACACTGAGTATCTTTGTGATGCTGCCAATTATTTAATGTTTGAGTTTATGTACCCTCAGCGCGAGGGTGCTTTTTTTAAGTCTACCGACAGTGGCGAAAGTGCTGGAGTAGCTGGAACACCAATAAATCAGCTTAAGGAGAAATGGTATTGATGGATAAACAGAATAAAGTTTTATATTTGGTTGTGGCAGATACATTAAAGAGTGCTAAGCAGTTAATGGATGCATTTGCATTTAATAATATGCATGAATTGTCAAAAGTTTCTCGTGATGAACGTACTGTTTATTTAAAAGATGGGCGGATATTTAAGTTTACTTCTATGACAAGTAACAATTCGATTGTTCGAGGTCGACGAAACTGGAACATATACAGTGGTGGAGCATTTGAGGAGGAGTTTTTGAGTGACAATAAGTAATATTTGTGTTGGGGTCGTATTGTTTTTATGCATTATGGTTGTGACATTCATGTTTGGATGGCTTAGTGCATTTATATGTGACGATGATGATATGACAACGTTTTGGGCGTGGGTAACAACATCAGTCTGCTTAGCAGTATGTTTGGTTATTATATTTGTACAGAATAACATTATTTAAGGCGGATAAAGAATGAGCGAAAGATGTAAAGCAATCGATAAAGATTTAAGTAGGAACGGGTCTGGATATTATGACCCGACTGCTTATAAGGCTATGAAGCGTGTAGAAGCCGATGAGAAAAAGTATGGCAGGGATTATGAGAGATTCTATAACTTGCTTAACACAATCTTTTATATTTGTGAGCTTGCTGGGTTTCATGTGGAAGGTCGGATTGTGTTGACCGACAAGAAAACAGGAAAGGTGTGGAAGTGATGGCGTTATTTGAAGCAATTATGGTGGTTGGGTGTGTTATCAGTTTGTTAAATACGGGCAATCCGTTATATGCTGTGGCTACCGGAATATTATTTGTTGCTATGGAGATTGGTCTTAAGGATTGAGGTGTCAAAATGATATTTATAGTATCTACATGCGGTGACATACCTAAAGAAGAGTTAATTGAATTGCAGAAGCGACTCGAAGCAGAAGCGAACAGTCCCAATAAAAATAAGGTAATGTGTCTTCCTAGATTTGCTACTATTGCGAGTATTGATGATTGCAATTCGATAAAAGCAAAGGTAATAATGGACACCGATCCGATGAAAGGAGACAATAAATGAAATTTGTAGGTTGGGATTTGTATTTAATGAAGATCGTTTGTTATATCGGAGGAGCGATTTCTAAGGATATGCGGTGGTTTATTGTAGGTGCGTTGTTTGCAATTGCTCATGAGTTGAGACATATTTGGAATAAAAAGGAGAATAGCAATGAATCATGACTTGATAGTAGCTGTTATTTTAACGTTTGTTGGTTTTGTTCTTGGCAAGCTGATTATTTATTTGGTGGGGTAATTGTATATGAATAATGGCGATAAAAATGACTTAATCGTATCTTTGTCAATGTGGGCAATATATTGGTTAATTATAATAGTGATTTTAAAGGGGTTGGGATTATGATATTCATAGTGAAGCCTATTAATAAACGTTCTGAAGAAGAACTGCGTATGTTACATAATCGGTTAGCTGACGAGCTTGGCGATGTGAAAAAAAGCAGACATGCAGTATTATGTTTACCTGCTGATTGCACATACTATTGTATTAATGACTATAATTTGAATGATGTAAAGGTGGTTGTTGCCGAATCATGAAGATAATTGATATTTTTAAAAGAGAGTGGCCGGGATTGGCTGAGCAGATGGTGAAGTGGACACCTTGTGGGATTGGCAGGATTCGTGTGAGGTTAAAGAACAGACTGGAAGTTGTATTTACATACTATGATGACGAAACTTGGAGTTTGGAAACTAATAAGTTTAATAAGAAAAGGAGATAAATGTTATGGGTATGTATTTCGAATGCGAACTGAATAAAATAGACATTGACGAAGTTCTTAGCACTGTCCGATATATAGAACCGGAAGATTTGGTGGTATTATATCGAGAAAAGATTAGACGGCTGGAATCTGCATTGAAAAATTCGGAAGATGATAATATTCGGCGATCTGAGATGAATAAAGAATTGTCAGGTAAGGTTAAATGTCTTGGAAACAATAATCGAGAGCTGCTGAAAGAGAATAAGAGACTTAGAGCTGATCTTGAAGAGAGTCATGCGAATAGCATTAGACTGGTTGCTGAGTTGAAGACTGCTAAAAATGTATTGGTAGAAGCTAATAAGAAGTTATTTAACAGTCAGTTTGGCTTACAGTCGATGCCATGCCATGATCTTATGACGGAGAATCATAGATTGTTACAGAGGCAGGCTAGTCTTGAAACTCAAATCAATATTCTGAATGTAGTTAGTGACGGGTACAAAGACGATATTGGTAAACTTATACATGAGAACGAAAAGCTGAAGACTGAGAATAAGCATTTACTGAAAGAAAATAAGGATTTGAAAGAATCTGTTAAAAAGTTAAAGGAAGAGCGTGAAATATTATCGACGAAACAGGTATATTTTGAAGATCAAATTAACACTTTAAATGCAACTTGTGAAGGATATGCGGACAACCTCAATGCATATAGAAAAGATGTTGATCAGCTTACTCGGGAAAATAAGGAGTTGATTGAGGAGCGGGACGCTTTATGGGATGAGACGCAACATTTGGACAAAATATATAAGCAGTTGCTGAATGAGAAAAAACGTTTACAGGAAAATTTTGAAGAGTTAAAGGCTTCTTCGGACTTATCCATGACTGCAGAATTGGCAGAAATATTTGCCGAATTCACAGTTAAAGATAAGGAAAATCGTGATAATTTGAGTGTGAAAATCGATGAATTTAGGGAGAAATATCAGTTTGAATAATCGTTATTTGCGGTGACTATGGGCTGAAATTTGATGAAAAACGGTCATTTTTCGGTCCAAAATAGCCGTCCACTTTTATTTTCAAAAGTGTCAAAAAGTGGACCAAAAGTGGACGAGTTGCAAAAAGTGACACTTGAAATTGTGAAAATTCTGTGAAAAATAGTAAAATTTGTCAAAATCCGTCCACTTTTCCCACTTTTTAGGGGTTTTAACCTATATATGTGAAAATTATAATATTGTTTATATATAAACATAATAATAATTTTAGTATATATTAATATAGCATTTTGGGCGAAAAAGTGGACGAAACGGCATTTTTGGCAAATTCTAAGGTTTTTTGACGAAAAAGGAGGATTTTTATGAGAAGCACTAAAAGAAGAGACTGGTATGACGAAATTTATGATACTTATGTATTGATGCATCTCAGAGGTGATGAAGCCAACATCGTCGAATGGACGCCTTTTGGTAGAAATTCAATTGATATTACGTTTAGGGATGGTAGTGTGTTCCGATATAACTATTTCAGAAATTCAATAACCAGACTCGATGTAGCTATTGATGATATTAAAACCATGACAGAACAAATGAGAGAAATGTTCCCTCATAAAATTCGTAAAGCCATGTTGGATGCTGGATGTTCTCAAAAAGATTTAGCGCAGGGTATTGGTACAACAGAATGCACTGTTAGTCATTATTGCTCTGGAAAGCGGCTTCCAAATCTTATAACAATTTCCATCATGGCAAAATTCTTAAATTGTGATCTCTACGAACTTATACCGTATTATGATCCAAAAGACAACAGAATCAAATAATATTTTATAGACCCGATTATGGGTCTTTTATTTTGCACGCGAAAAATACATGGGCTTTTATGAAGAGAGAGAGGTAATATGGGCATTTCCCATACTTACACTTTCTCTTTTCGTTTACTCATAATAATTTTCTCCAGTACATTTCAGAAGGGAGGTAACACGATGTCACGATTAGAAAGTAATTTTCAAGCAGAATTGAAAAAAGATCTTAGAGCAATGTTTAACGGTTGCATTGTTTTAAAGACTGACCCGACCGACACTCAGGGTATTCCAGACCTCCTGGTTCTATATCGTGACAAATGGGCCTCCCTGGAATGTAAGAGAAATCGCAATGCAAGTAGAAGACCTAATCAGGAATATTACGTAGATAAAATGAACAATATGTCATTCTCACGATTTGTATATCCTGAGAACAAGGAGGAAGTTTTAAATGAACTACGAGAAGTATTCGAACCTTGTAGGTAAACATGCATTGTTTTCACCCAGTTCAGTATGTCTTATTGATAAAACGGATAAAGACATTATTCGATACTGGGCGAGAAAGTATATTCCAGAAATAGGAACCGCTCTGCATGATATTGCTAGAGCTCATATCAAAAATAGAATTAAGTTGACCCGATATTCCAAATCCGAAGTATTGTTATCATTAATTGATACTTACAAAATTCCTTTAGCTGTTATCGAAAGAGCTATTGACTTTGATGCTAAGTATCAGAATTTGATGACCTATGTGAACGATGGTATTAAGCACCGCATGGTCCCTGAACAAATTTTATATTTGTCGAACTTATGCTTTGGAACTGCAGATACTATTTCTTCTTTGGATTCCGTGGAACGAACCGGAATGTTACGAATTCATGATTTGAAGACCGGTGACACTCCGGCAAAGATGTTTCAGCTTGAAAACTACGCTGCTTTATTTTGTTTGAATTATAACTACAAACCAGTTGACCTTGAAATGGAGCTTCGCATTTATCAGTCTGGTGAAGTACTGTATCACAATCCTGATCCTAATGATGTTCAGTTAATAATAGATCAATATAAGAATGCTAATCAGTTGATAAATGATATTTTGATGGAGGATTAAGAAATGTATGAAGAAAACCCGCCGTTAGACGAAGTTTATGATTTTTATACAATGAGTGAAGATGACTTTTATGACGAAGACAATCTAACTCATTACGGTATGCCAAGAAGATCAGGACGATATCCATGGGGATCTGGTGATAATCCATATCAACATTCAGCGGATTTCATGGCGAGAGTTCAGAGTCTTAAGAAATCTAATGCCACAGCAGTTGACGAATCCACTGGTGAGATTCTTACAGGAGAAAGAGCAATTGCTAAAATTATGGGATTGTCTAACACCAAAGAGCTTCGAGTACAGTACGCTTTGGCTAAAGACGAGAAAAGAACATATGACGTTCAGACTGCTAAATCCATGAGAGCAGACGGTAAATCTTTGAATGAGATTGCTAAAGCTATGGGATTTAAGAATGATTCGTCAGTACGATCCTTGCTGAATGACCAATCTGCTTCCAAGATGAACAAATCAAAAAAGACAGCTGATACGTTAAAACAATGCTTGAAAGAAAAACTTAAAGACGATCCTAAAGCTGTATTAGATGTTGGGGTCGGTGTTGAAAGAGAGCTTGGTGTTTCTAAAGAGAAACTGAACGAAGCTCTTTATATCATGCAACAAGAAGGTTACCAGGTATGGAAAGGATCTGTACCACAGGCAACCAATCCTGGAAAGAAAACCAACTTACGAATTGTCGGGCCAGAAGGAACTCCAAAGAGCGCACCTTTTGACTATGAACATATTCATTCGGTTGGTGAATACACTTCCAGAGATAATGGTGAGACATTTTCTAAAACTAAGTTTCCAGTCAGCATGGACCCAAAGAGATTAGCAATTAGATATGCTGAAGATGGGGGAACTAATAAAGACGGAGTCATTGAGCTTCGAAGAGGTGTAAAAGACCTTGATCTCGGCGAAAGTCATTATGCACAGGTACGAATCTTGGTTGATGGTGATCAATATTTGAAAGGTATGGCAGTATATTCTGACAATCTTCCAAAAGGTGTTGATGTTTTATTTAACACCAACAAGTCCCAAGACAAATCAATGAGAGATGTTCTCAAAGAAGTTAAGCACGACAAAGATGGAAATATTGATCAAGATAATCCTTTCGGTGCTTTGATTAAAGCTAAAGGACAGAGCGAATATATCGGTTCGGACGGTAAAACTCATCAGTCTTTAATTAATAAGACACGAGAAGAAGGCGACTGGGCTGATTGGACAGATAAACTGTCATCACAGTTCCTTGGTAAACAAAATATCGGTCTTATTAAGCAGCAAACGAAGATGGCGATAGCCGATAAGCAGTCGGAATTCGATGATATTATGGCATTGACGAATCCTACTGTTAAAAAGAATTTGCTAGAGTCATTTGCGAATGATTGTGATTCGGTTGCAGTACATTTGGATGCTGCAGCTCTTCCAAGACAGAAATATCACGTTATTTTGCCTCTTACTTCAGTATCTGATAAAGAGGTTTATGCGCCAGGATATAAAAATGGTGAAACTGTAGCCCTTGTACGATTCCCTCATGGCGGAACATTCGAAATTCCTATTCTTAAAGTTAATAATAAGATTAAAGAAGGACAAGATGTTATTGGTACAGCAGCAAAAGATGCAATCGGTATCAGTTCTCGTACAGCTGGTATATTATCTGGAGCAGATTTTGATGGTGACACTGTCATGGTTATTCCGTGTAACTCTGAAAACAGTAAAATTAAAATCTCTCACAAGCCACCACTCAAAGATCTTGAAGGATTTGAACCTAAAGATACATATGGTAGTGATAAAGTAACTACAGATACCAAAGGTAATAAACATTATTATCGTAACGGTGCGGAATTTAAGGTTATGAGAAATACGCAAACTGAAATGGGTATTATATCGAACCTCATTACAGATATGACACTGAAAGGTGCTACTGAAGATGAGTTGGCACGAGCTGTACGTCATTCAATGGTTGTTATTGACGCTGAGAAACATAAATTGGACTATAAAGCCAGCTATGTAGACAATGCAATCGCCTCATTAAAGAAAAAATATCAGGGCGTAACAGAAGCAGATGGTACATATCATGAAGGTGCCGGCACTTTATTATCTCGTGCAAAATCTAAGAAAATGGTACTCAAAAGGGTCGGTACTCCTAAGATTGATCCTGAGACAGGCGAATTACGTTATAAAGAGGTCACTGAGACCTTTGTGGATAAGAAGACTGGCAAAACTCGTATCAGAGAGCAGGAATCCACCAGAATGGCAGAGGCTAAGGATGCTCATATTTTATCCTCTGGGAACCCAAAGGAAGAAGTATACGCCGACTACGCTAACTCCATGAAGGCTATGGCTAACCAGGCCCGTAAGGAGATGCTATCCGCCGGCAAAATTGAATATAGCAGTTCAGCTCGACAAGTATATCAAAAAGAGGTATCGGATCTCATGGCTAAGCTTAATATAGCCATGCTGAATGCCCCTAAAGAGCGTAAAGCCCAGTTGATAGCGGCATCCGAAGTCAAAGCGAAGCAGCTTGCTAATCCAGATATGACCAAGAAGGAGCTTAAAAAGGCTAAGCAGGTAGCCCTATCGAATGCCCGGTATAAAGTTGGAGCATCTGGTAAGGAATCACGTATTAACATTACTGACAAAGAGTGGGATGCCATACAAGCCGGTGCCATATCAGAGACCAAATTGAAGCAGATACTTACCAAAGCTGATCCAGACAGAGTTAGAGAGCTTGCCACACCACGAACCAACAAAGAGTTAAGTAGTGGAAAGAAAGCTCTTATTAAATCAATGGCTGGAAGTAACTATTCTCTTGATGAAATTGCTGCAAGACTTGGTATTTCTACTTCTACAGTAAGCAAATATTTGTAAAGGAGATCAATTGATTGTATGAAAACAGCAATTACAACAGTCGACAATCCGTACGATCCAATTGATCAGTTTGATTCTTGGTTTCTGTACGATGTTACGATGAATCATAATACTTGTGCTTTGCTAGGCAGAATAGCAAGAACATCCGATCAGCTATCCGATGCTGAAAATGATGCGGAAATAGAAAGAGCAATTGATGACATAATCAAATATGATGTTGAAAAGATCTATAAAAAAGTTTCGCATTAACTTTAGTCATTTACAATTTGATACAAAATGTTTATCACTTTGCATGTCATGAGTTGATTTGTGATCCATTTCAAATGTAAATGATGTAAGTTGCTTTGTCTTTTGTTCAAGCTAATAATTTATGTTATGACAAAACAGTTTTCAAATCAGATTATTCTGTTTAATAACATAAAAATAAATATAAAATTAAATATAAAACCGTCGTGATATTCAAAAGGGTATAGGGGGGTCTCGCTAAAACAGCACCCCCTCCCTCATCGCGCCGGTCTTTATTTTTTCTCCGGCGGAATTTTTTGAAAAGCAAATGATATTTCGGTTATACCTTTTAAAAGGGTTTATAGGATTTTTAGGAAAGTGGGACTCCTTTCCAATTTCGTAATATAACCGCCGTAGTAAATTTTTATTTTTGCCTTCTGTATTTTTGTTCTGGTTTGATGAAAAAGTGTAGACAAAGTCCTATAAATCCTTTTAAAAGTTATAACAAACCCATGTGAAGGAGGTTGTAACTGTGGCTAAAAAGAAAGAAAGTGGAACAGATCTTACAAGAAAAATTCGCCCGGCATTAACTCCGGAAGCAGAAGAAAACCAGTGCATCCATTTAGCTATGCAAAGGGCAAAAGAACAGTTAATGGATGGAACAGCATCTTCACAGGTTATTGTTCATTTTCTTAAATTAGGTTCCTCCAAAGAGAAAATTGAAAAAGAAATTTTGGAGAGACAGAAAGAATTAATTACAGCTAAGACTGATCAAATACATTCCACGAAACAGACTGGGGACCTGTACGCTGATGCGGCCAGGGCTCTTAGCACGTATCAAGGACAATCTGATGATGAGGAATTCTACGATTAAGACATATAGCGAGCTAATCAAGTTACCGACATTCGAGGAACGTTATCGATACTTAAAATTATGTGGAGTAGTTGGAGATGAGACTTTTGGTTCGAATAGTTATATCCGCAACAAATTTCTCAAATCTGATTTATGGAAATCTATTAGGAATGACGTAATTATCAGAGATTCAGGATGTGATTTAGGAATTCTTGATCGAGAGATTCAAGGTACTTTAATTGTTCATCATATGAATCCAATAACACTCGATGATATTTATCATAGTAGTGAATTTCTATTAAATCCAAAGTATTTGATTTGCACATCTTTGAATACCCACAATGCAATTCATTACGGTGACGAGAGTTTGCTATTAATAGTGCCTCCGGAAAGGACTCCGTATGATACTTGCCCGTGGAGAAGGAGGTAATAATGGAAACAAGTATCCTTAAAACAATAAGGAGTATGCTTGATATGGACCCGGATGAAGAAGTCTATAACAATGACATCCTCATCCATATCAATTCAGCAATAATGACTTTGATTCAGCTTGGTGTTGG